AGTACTGCTTTCTGAGTTTGTAATACTCAGCACTGACGCCAGGGATCGCCAGGACCTGTTCTTCAAGCTTGGCTATCAGAGACTCTGTATTCCCTGCTAAATAATCCAGCTCGGTGTTGAGCATCTCTATTTCAAGCAGCACCCCTTCCTGTTCTTTAACAACAATCCCAAGCTCCTCATATTCGTTTTCTAGTTTTTCAATATCACCTGCAGCTGAAATTGCAGAATTAAGCTCTGCATCAAGATACTGCCATCCAGTGTCGCCAGGCCTATCAAAAGCTTCCGGGTCTATGAGTCCATCTCTGAGCTTGACACCAGCCTCTTCTCCGGCAGCAACGAGAGCATCAAAGACGTCTTGGTTTTGCCTGAGGAGCTCTCTTGCTCCAAAGACATCCCCACCATATAAAAGCTCCTGAGCCTCCTTAGCAACCCTTGCTACATTCTTTCTGGCGGTGTTGACGCTTTGCATGTCTGCAAGCTCTTCTGCAATCTCGGTCCTTCGTTTTTTCGCCTGATCAACAGTGCCTCTCGTTTGCTTCTCTTGATACTCAAGCCTCATAAGTTGAAGCTCGCGCTCGCTTATAGCCCATTCTCGCTGTTTATCAGCAAAGGCTTGTGCCTTTTCTGTACTTATATCAATAGCGTTTCCGTACTCATCGAACCCCCGCGCAGCGTTGGGAGTAATTCTGCTAATGTCAGCGATGACTTTTTTGAGTTCTTTTTGCTCAGCAGTAGAAAGCTTGCTCTTGGACTGCAGATCTTCATAACGCTCGATTAAGTCCTCAACCTTTTTTGCGGTCTTCTCATAGGCTTCAATACGCTCAGAATCAATCCCTACCCTTGCAGCCTCTATCTCTGCTCGTGTCACTTCATTTCTGGCCGCAAGATAATCAGCCAGGGCCTGTTTCATAGGCTGAAGGCCGTTGTTTATCACACGCCCGGAGAGCTCAAGATGCTCCTTCCAGGTCTCTGCAAGGTACCTGTTCGTATCTGCTGCAAGCTGGGTGGTAGAGGCTACGGCGTTCAAGGCGTTCGGACTCTGCTCATAGGCAATATCAAGCACGGCCTGAGCTTTGGCAGCAAGCAAGGCTGAGCCCGTGAGATCTTCCTGACCCCGCTCTAACAGCTTTTGCTGTACAGCTGTCTCCTGTATGATCACACCCCACCGCTTCATCGCCTCGCGTTCTCCGGTGGTCGCGGTGATCAATGCCTGGGTTGCTTCAGCAGCAGATCCAAGCTGTGGGTTGAGTTTTGAAAGCGCCCCTCCAAGATAGGCGGTCTGGTCAGCAAGCTCCAGGGCGGCTGAGGAGGTGAGCCCCATACCGGTATAGATATCTCCGGCGGATCCAAGCACCTGCTTGGCGGTAGACTGCGCATAATCAAAAGTATCAGCCCATTCCCTGGTGACCTCTTCAGCTTCCTTGAGCACATCAGAATAGGTAATCTCGAATTTCCGGACATCACCCTGGGCTTGTGTGTAGGCGTCACTCGCCTCTCGCACATACCGGGTCACCGCAGCAATAGCAGCCCCTGCAGAAGCGTAGGCGGCCACAGAACCAAGCATCTGCTTGGCGACCTGCTTAGCGCTGCCTGCCATTTTCTTTTGCGCTACATCGGCACCGTCAACTGAGTTCTTATATTCCCTGGTCTCTTTGATCGCTTGCGCGGCCTCGGCCTTTATCAGCAGCCTCAGCTCGTCGGTTATCTGTACAGCCAACACGGCCTCCCTATGAATTCCCTTTCAGTATATAAAAAAAGAACCCCGCCAAACCTAATAGCTGGCAGGGTTACTTTCTCGATCTTACGGCTTCCATCTCATCTTCGAAGGCGGAGATCAGGGTAATATACTCCCACGTCTCGCCTGCCGGGCCGCAGCCATGGAACAGCCCAAATCTCGTATACTCTTTCCATAGCTGCACAGCCTCGAACAGATCACTTGTCACATACTTCTTTATATCCTTGCGCCTGACCTCCGTGTCATGGATCGCAAACAAAAGCTGGTTATCATACCAGGAGCTTTTTACCTCGTCTGCTTTTCCTTCGATGAGGATGCGGAAGCCGATCCGGAGTTTTTTATTTCATCCTCATCAATATCTGATCTCATGACCTCTGCCATGATCTCTTCAGAAAGTGCACGGCAAAACATACTCGGCATAGAGACCAATGTCTTGCCGTCGCTGATGCTCTTATCGACCCCGTCGACGGTAGCCTCAAGGTTCTCAATCTTGACATCTTGATCCGAGAGGATCCTCTCGATATCAAAATCCACAAGCACTGAAGAACTGCCGTCTGAATCAGGTGTCACCCGACTTTTTCTCAGCCTTCTTCTTTCCGCTGCGTTTGGCTGTCGGTAGGTCACTTTGATCTGCTCGTTCGGCGGCAGCTCCCTGTTCCCCTGGATCAGGGGTATGTACGTCCTTCTCGTCTCTACGGTCAGTTTCAACTGCACCCTCCTTCTTTCGATTCTTGTCGATCACCACCCGTGCAGTCGCCTCGATCTGCAGCTTGGTGTTCCTCACCCCGGACAGACAGCGCATGTTCGCAACCTTCTGCCCATCCACATAGAACTCCAGCCGGGATGGATCATCCCTGCTTGGTTTGGCTTCAAGATACTTCATGCCACCTCCTTATGCCGCAGCTATTGTGCGCTCATACTGCATCTTCTTGGATACGGTATAACTGAAATTGAACGGAACGTTCCCGGCCTGCGGAGCGCCGGCATCATCGACTGACTGAATGAACATGGTCCGAAACAGCCAGATCTCAACTTCCCCCGCAGTGGTCGTTTCACGATAGCAAAACGCCGTCTCGAATGCGCCGCTCTTGATCGGGACCTTGGTCTTCTTTCCGGACTTGTCAATGATCCGGTGCGTGAAGTGTGAGTCGATCTCACGCTGCACGTCAGACCCCAGAGCATAGAAACCGCTGATCGAGCCAGTCTCGTTCTGGAGGGATCCTTCGCTGTAGTCTCGCTCACCCTTGATCACGTCCCCCTGACTGGTCCTGTCCTGAAGATCCCGGGAAAAGCTCCTGCTCTTGTCGGTCACCCAGCTCGCTCCATCGATATCCATCTCGATAGGCTCACACTCATCACCCTCTGCAAGAGGATTCGACAAAGCCTCTGACCATGAATCGAGATATACGACATCGCCAACCTCAAGAGCTTTTCCGTCTTCGATCGCATCATCCTTCAGGGCGTCGAAAGCAGAAGCAGCACCTTTGGCTGTGATCTTTGCAAACCCTCCGGCAAATTCAGTTGATGCGTTATCGAGTGCTGCCCCATAGCTGAAGAATGTGAAACGCCCATCCTGTCCATCCGGTTTAATTACGTTATTAGCCATACCTTTCTCTCCTTCTTATATCTTTCTCAAGTCTTTCGGGAACCGCACTTCAATGTAGTACGGTTCAACATACGTATAGCGAAACTGCGTCCGCTCACTCTCATTCTCCTCGTTCTGAATGAACTGCCCATCTCCTGTAAGCTGCTTTCTGATATACAGCCTGCACTCTTTTCCCGACACTTTCATTGTACGCGAGGATCCGCCATCTTCAGCAAACAGCTGGTGGACCTTCAGACTCAGGTAGATCAGGTTGTTCAAGAACACCTTCGGGCCATCCCCAGCAGCAACAATCGACAGGGTGAAGTGTACCGAGTCATACACATCGCCGGCATCTGAGGTGCCGGTATAGGTAAGCCTCACATGAGGTTCAGCCTTGCTGATCGGCTGCGGGTCATACATCACCAGCGCTCCGTCAAGCAGTCCAGAAAGTGTGCTTTTCACCTCATCGAGTATTGCAGAAATCACTACACACCCCCTTTTGACGCGGCCTTTCTCTCGCGGTCATAGATACGCGCGATCACGCTGCGGTCGGTCTTGTCAATGGTGAGAAACGGCCTGGCCGGAATCACGACTTTCTTCTTGAGGATGTACAGCACGAATGGTTTTCCTTTACCGGTTTTCGCGAGCACGACAGATTTATGAAACCAGACGTTGTACCCCGCCCTTCTCATGCCTTCAATGCAATCCTTCGGCCTGTTCCCGAACTTACGCTGCATCCTTCTTGTCTCATACGAGGCAGGGATGAGCAGCCATTTCTTCTTCGCCCTGATAGTCGCCCCGAAGTGATTGGTACGAGCGGCAATATGGTTGGTCCCGACTGCAGCAAAGCGATTTGTTGTCTTTGCTGCGATGGACGCATACAGCTGCCCCCGGTCCCGGAGCGTCCTGCTTCCCTTCTTCACTGCTGTGGTAAGCGGCGCGTTGGCCGGGCGGATCCCGCTGTTGATCTTGCGCTTGGTTGAAGAGACCATATAATCCCCAGCCTTCCGGTAAAAGGAACGTGAGGCAGCGAGATTCAGCTTGTCATGCTCGACTCTTTCATAGATCACTCTCATGCTTCAGCCTCTAAAATAACGACGTATCGCGCTCGCCAGGCTTGATTACCGCAACAGGAGTGCCCTCACTCTCGCCAGCAGATCCGTTATCCTGATTCGTCCCATCGACTCCAGATCCATAGGCCGCCCTCAGCAGCTCGAAGGCATCATCCTTCTTATCCCGTGCAACCGCCTCATTCTCAGCATACGAATACAGCTCATAGAGCGCACGCTTGATGACGATCTCTCGGTTGATCTCGCTGGACGGATCAAACACCCCGGCAACGTGCAGCACTTTTGCCTTTGCCCACATTGTCGCTTTCACCAGGGCTCGCCTGGCCACATCATCATCGCCACCGGTTATCATAGAAAAGTTATATGATGTGATCTCGGCTTTCAGATCCTCTACACTTACCTCTGCCATATATCTACCCTTCTTCAAAAAAGGCTGCAGCCGCTGTTATACAGGAGACTGCAGCCGTAAGTTCATCGCATTAAGCCACTAGCTGAGCACCGTCGACCAGCACACAGCTTTAGGAGCAATAAGAGGCAGCGGCTTCGACTCGGACACGATCTTGATACCTGACGGATCAGGCGACTGAATCGGTTTCGAGAAGAACGGTACCGCCTCCAGGTTGCCGTCAATATCATCAATGGCGCAGTACTCGATCTGCGGCATATCCTCAACCCAGCTGAGCAGCTTCTTTGCCTCGATCTCAGGCTTGACAACCACAGAGCCTCCCGCGTCTCGATCGGCATACGAGCCGTCATCCAGGAAGATCTTGAACCCTGAGACAGTGATCACGTTATTCTCGACGCTCGCACCCATCCTCTGATCGTTCGGCAGATTGGTCACGAGGTTTGCCAGAGCTACCCACGTATCAGAGGGAGCCATGTGCTGCACGTTGCCGGAGAACCCCTGCTCGGCAAGCTTCTGCCGGATCGTGATCAACTGGCTGAGAATATCACCGATCTTTGTACCCTCAGCATTCCACTTCTTCGCAGGTGCATAGGTAAGCGGAGCGCCAAAGTCAACCACATAGCGGGTGTATGCCCCATCGGCGATCATCTGGTAATCGATCTTTCCGGTCATAGCCTGGGCACATAATGCATCCCGGGTCTTCTGGGTATCGTTCATCATCTTCATCGTCAACCGGTCGATCTCAGATCGCACAAGCCGCTGGCCGCGATCATTCCCAGCATTGAACATAGATCTCAGGTCATTGAGCCTGGCACCTGTGAGCATCTCGTTGAGCCTGATGGGCATTGGTTCAATGAGTCCTGTGGACATCGTACTCCCGGAAGCCCGAACAGACGCACCACCCCGCGAGACAACCGGAACAGATCCGATCGACTGGAGGATCTCGTCAACCCGCACGTAAGCGCTGGGGTTGTTGTTGCGCTTCTTGAACACCGAATCATAGATCACGCTTGTGCGCTTGGGCATGCGCTCTACAAGCTTAGCGACCCAGGAAACAGTCATGTAGGATCGCAGAAACGTATATAAATCCATACTCTTCTCCTTATACTTGTATCAATTTTTTCTGTCGGCAGTATTCTGACCTGCCGACACCACCACTAGAACAGGGCGTACACGCCTGCAGCCTCGAGCAGGGCTACCTCTGCATCCGTCGGGTCACTGCCGTTGGCACTGGTGCGGGCTCGCGCCACAGCACCGAAGAATACTGCCGCCCCGACATCATTCTTGGGCTTGTTATCATCATTGAGCGAGGTGTCGGCGGCTCTCAGCAGCACGGCAACAGGCTTCAGCGATGCAACGATCGTCGGCGATCCGGAATCAGCTGCCGGAGCCGCAGTGAAGGTTGCCGTCACAGCACCCGTGATATAGTTCACCGTACCGGATCCATCTCCGTACAGATGGCCATGGCCATCATCCTTGAGCTCCTGGTCACCGTGAGCGACCACCACAGACCCCGGGGCGAGCTCACCGCCGAACCCAGCACCGTCATAGGTGTACTCTTTGTTCGCATCATCAACAGCACCAGTCAGATCAATGGCGGCATAGGTCTGGAACGGGATGCCCTTGCCATCTGCATCGCGGCTCATGATCAAGCCCTTTGCCAGAACTCCCTGGTCCTCTTTGAGCAGCATCCCTTTTACAAGCGGCTGCAGTCTCGCATCAAGGACCTCATTGTTATCAACGTCCTTCTTGAATACATATCCATCCATATCTTTCTCCTTCTCGATATCGATCTCGTACTAGAAGTGGTTCACCATCTCCTGGGTGTCCACATCCTCACCAGCACCCTTGCCGAGGCCGGCGGCGTCAGAAAAATTCAGCTCAGTCTCAAGCACCCCAGCTGCACGCGGGATAGATTTGAGCACATCAACAAGCACATCGATCGGGCTTCTCTTCACTTTTCCCTGTTCATCTGAGAACTCATACTCAGGGACTTCGGCAAGCGAGTCACTGAGCTCAAGGAGCATCTCCTGCTTGTCCTTCGGAATCACGCCATCTGCAGCTGCAACCACTTTGCTGCGATTGCCCTCTCTGTAGATCCTGTCAGACCTCGCCAGCTTTGCCTTCAAATCATCGGAAAGCTCGATCGTCTCTTGAGTCTTTTTCGGCTCATCCTTCTTCTTGTCCTTCTCTTCTGGCATACCTTCTCCTCCTGCCTTTGTGAAATCACCTGCAACGAAGGCAAAGGTCGCCTTGCCGTTGCATTCCGACATGTCAACAGTCTCAGCCTTTCTCAGCTCGTCAAGAACTTTCAGGTCGCGGATCTTCGGCGGAACGGCTCCCAGAAAAGCAAGATGATGGATATACCGTTTCCCGTCAGAAGCTCTCTTGGGAAGCGAGATCGACCAGCCGGTATAAAACCCCTGGTCATACGCATCAGAAAGCATCTCATTCATCTCGACATCCCCAAAGAGCACCCCGCCTCCCTGGTCATCCTCAGTCAAGCTGACCGTGAGGATGGACCCGAATCGCGGGAACCAATCCTCCTTCGCCATCTGATGACCAATGGATACAGGAGGGGTTCCTTCGAACGTGTCGACAGCCTCTTGCAGATCCTGTAGAGTCAGGCTCGCTCCATCGATACCGAACTGGCCAGTCTTGGCAAGCTCCAGACGCTTGATCGTACCTTTTTCCATGTCAACTTCTCCTTACCTGTCTAAGTGTAGCAAAACGCAGATAACGCCAATCAAACAGCTGGAGCGCATCGGGGGTCAGTGGTATAGGGGTAAATTGCTTTCTACCCCGTTGAACATCGTTGAACAACGGGGGTTTCGGTGATTCTTATACAAGGGTACTGGTTTGGGGGTAACTTTGATTGTGGGGCGTTTATGGACGTCTGGCTTTTTTACGGAAAAACGCCCCGAAAATTGGGGCGTTTCTAGAGGGTGAGGTGGTACGGGCACGAGCGCGCTCCTGCCTTCTCCCTTTCACCGAACTAAAAAGTTCAGATCCTCACATCCATGATGGTAACAGCTTACAACATACTCGTCAAGATTTCACGTATCCTTATACCGTCAATCAGGTCATTCCAGGTAAGCTCACGTATTTCCTCTTTATACGAGACCAGGACTAGGTTCAGCTTTCTTCCCTCTTTGGCGATCACCTCAGCACGCGTCTGGAGGGCTTTTGCCAGCGGATTCACTTGAGATCCTCGATCAACCAGGATAAATAAGTACGGGGCTTGGGTAGCGGACTTTCGTATCTCCTCGCTGAGCGTGCGCTTCTTCGAAGATATGAGATGCTTATACTCCCACCTCTCTATTCCGTTCACTGAAGCGTCAAACTGCGTATTGCCATTCAACTTCTCTGCAGCTCTCAGCTCTACGAAGACACCTCTTTTCTCTGCCATGATCTTTGACATCTGCAGGTTTCCGGAGAACTCCTGCTGCTGTACAAGCTCATCAGGGTATCGCACCCCGCCCCGGGCAACCTCCACATTCGTATACCCCTCGATCTTCCTGGAGAAATCCTTGCAGATCGTCTGGCCGATCACCCCATTGAGTTCATCCTGGATCATGTATGCGCTGATTCTCGCCTGCTGGGCAGGTGTAAGATTCCAGAGTTGATTGTCAGCAACAGGGTTTGTACCGAAGCCGTTGCCAGGACTTGAGCCAGCCTCAGCTATCATCGGCTTTGAATCCTTGACAAGCTCAGGGATATCAAGTCCCAGCACCTCAGCCTCTTCCCGGTAGATCGCTCTCACGGTCGACCTGCAGCCGAAATGCAGGGGCGGCCAGTTAGCATCCCACCAGGGATCTGTGTATGGAAGTATGATACCTGTACGCTTGGCGCAGATATCTGTCTGCCTGCTGTCCTCGATACCGACGAACTCCATGGCCACCGGCTTGTTCTGGGAGAGCTGATATGCACGACCTGCGTTATAGTCAGTCATCACGTTCGTGCGGTAGACCGTCTCATAATACCAGGGACTGCCCTCAGCCCAACCAGAAGCTGAGACCATGTCATCAAGTTTCACCGACTCAATAAAATCAGTGAGGCTTGCCTGGGATCCATCCAGCTGTCTCACATAATGCTGCTTCACCCGCTCGATTGCATCAAGCTGCGAGAGTCTCCCAACAGTCCAGGCCTTTGCCCTCATGCGATCAGAGAGCGAATAATAATCTTTACGACTCAAGCTCACCCTACCCCGCGCAAAGGCTGTAGCCTCCTCGAAATTCAGCGGCTCTGGAATGGCCTGGTCAGCATACTCATCACTACCACCGGCATCAGCCATACCGTGCAGGAAAGCTGCCAGGAACAACTCATAGCCGCCCTGGGAGGCGTCAAGGGAATATTCAGGCTTATATACATCCTGGGATCTCAACAGCTCAGGATCTTTCTTCAGGGCACGCAGAAACGCCTCAAGGCTGGCTGCCACCCCCTTCTGGATATCAGGCAGGGCAAGCTCCTCAAGGCGCTTTACTCGTTCTATATTGCTTTTCTCTCGCTCTTCTACAGGATCAGCAAATTCCTTCGGGCTTTTTTTTTACCCTCATCAGGATCTGCGTAATCCTCCTCATTATCTTCAGTCTTTTTCTTGCCCTTCCCTGCAGATCCCATCATCTTCTGTGCCTGAGCCTCCGAGAGGTTGAAGAGGATCCGCAGCTGGGCAAGTCCTGAATCCCTGGGCAGCTCTCCAGCTTCTACTGATTTCACGATCCCTGCAGCAGCTGATACCTGCGCACCGTTAAGCTGTACTCCAGCTCCTGTCTTATCGACATCAGCACCCTTCTTGCCATCCTCAGCACCGCTATCGGCTGCTTTGTCTCCCTGACTCTCAAGTTCTTTCGGCTCCAATCCTGCCAACCGCAGCTCCTCGGTGGTGTATATATCCTTCTCGTTCTCAGGCTCCGGGATGCGGTACCTGCTGTACAGCGCTGAGCGCGATACCGGTATGCCGAGCTTGATAGCCTCTGCGATCTGCTGCCAGCTAGCGTCAGCTCCTGTGTCGATCTCCACTTCAGGAGCCTTGATCTCACCACCGAAATTCAAATCGATGATCATTGCCACGAGCTCCTGGAGCGTGTAGGCCAGACCCCGCGCATCATTCTCAACTGTGTCTGCCATGGTCTCAGCATGCACGGATCCCAAAGCCCTGGATCCTGAATCAGGGTTGTTCGTCGCAAGGCTCTGTCCGGTGAGCGCGTAGGCTATCTGGACATCACAGGCTGACTGCAGGATCTCAAAGTCCTTGAGCGCCCCGCTCATCGATATCTCTTTGATGTCCTTCACGTTCGCCATAGCCCCGCCGGAGCCCGACTGCAGCCCCTCAATGGTCTCTGCAAGATACTGCGCCCGTTCGGTGATCTTCGTCTGGTCGCCGGAGTCCTGCTCGAAGAGGGCAAGCAGCGAAGGGACTGCAAACTTCTCGGTTGCCGTCACCCAGAACTGCATGCCGATCTGCTTGAACTTATATGCCCAGTAGGCACTCTTGAGCGCAGACATACCCATGGGGTTGTCATGTGTATCCCCCTCATGCCTGTGAATGACCCACTTATACTTCTGATCCAGCAAGATCCTGCCAGTCATGTCGGTATAATACAACCTGCCTTTCGCATCAAAGCTGTAGGAGTTGATCAGATGTCCTTTGAGGTAGCTGATCACAAATCTCCCGCTCTCACGTTTCCATACAAGCTCCATCGGCTGAAACCCGTATTTCAGCGCCCCAGTGTGCAGCTTCCACGCCCACTTGCGCAGCTGCTTCTCGGTGACATATTCATCAAGGAACGCATCCACGCTCTTGTTGCCGGTATGCTTCACATAGATCGGGAGGTTGAGCGTTGCATTACGCCTGGCAAAGAACAGACTGCTCACCCTGCCGTCTGAGAACATCTTGTCATACAGCGTCAGCCCATCACCGGTTCTCTGCATCACTTCATCAGGGTTCGGCATGTAGGTAATGAAATTCGATATGTCTCTGATGATCTCAGTCTGCATCATCGCTTTACTAGTAGCCACTGGTAAACCTCCTCATAACGTCTCTAAGCGGCGAATTGCGCCGTCTTGAGGCAACACCGTAAGGAGCTGCATCAACAGTCGCGCTTGAGAACACTGCGTAGTACACAGCATCCGGGATCCCGTCATTTACTCCGGCAGTCGGGAACGCAAGCAGCCGGTCCATCTCTACAGAGCCCTTGAAGCTTGCCGAGAATCTCATGATCCCCGTCTCCACATACGGCTGCAGCTGCATCACCCTGGCCTTCTTCGATGTACTCCCGGGCTTGATACCCACGACCGGTAGCATGATACCCCGCTCCAGGGAAGCCTCCAGGATGAACTCTTTATAGATCTTCTGGAACGCCACCTCCTCAAAGCCGATCTTGATCGGCTGCCAGATCTGGTACATCTCTATGAGCCGCTCCACGAACTCACGCCTGGTGCCATAGGGCTTCGACCACCACGCGACAATATCACGATATTTCTTATGCTTGTCATAGGCGCATACCGCAATGGAGGCATCATCAGAGCCTGTCGCATTGGGGTCTACTCCCATGGTTATGATCCGCTCTGACATCTCAATATCAGCCAGAGGCACGTACACAATCCACTCAGATCGAAAGATCTTGTCTTCCTCGCTCACCGACAATGATAGGTACTCGATCATGTAGGTTGTCGAGCCTACTTTCTTTCTCTTGCCCTCAAGGTCTTTCATGCTCCAGCGCTCCGGCCAGATCGGAGTGCCGTCCTCGAGCTCTGCGGAGAACCTGAGTGCAAGAAAGCCGTCAAGCTTTCCCTTGAGCGCCTCATTGAGCATGACCGTAGGAGGATCATAATCATTGAAGTGCGTATTGACGATGAAAATCAGGCAGTCTTTTCCCAGGTTGAAGACAACACGCTTGATCCAACGGTAGATCTTATCACACTGTTCCTTGCTGTCGGCTTCTTCATCCTTGATCACATCATCCAGGATAACGAGATCCGGGCGGTTCTCATGGTACCTGAGACCACGAGCAGAGGAACCTTTACCCCGGGCGGCTATAGCTGTACCGTTCGAGAAGGTGATCATGTTCGCCTTCCAGATGCTACCTTTCATCTCGCCAAAGTCTTCCAGGATCAGCTCATTATCCTCAACCTCGTTCTTGATATTCTCCAGATACTGTTTCGCATCAGTATCAGTATTGCCGAACAGGGCGATGAACTTCCTCTTTTCATATAGGATGCACCACAGGGGATATGCGAAGGTCAGCCGTACAGACTTACCGTGGTCCCTCGGCTCAATGTCAATGATACCGGAGAGCTGATCAATCTTGTGGGTGTATTTATGGAACTCAGATCTGGTGTATTTCTTGAAGGTATGCACCAACTCCTGACTGACAGCCTCCCTGTCAAGTACTTCATACAGGGCCTTCTGGTACTCAGCAGGGGCGCAGGAGAAATAATGAGGAAGGTATGTGTTACAGAAGAATTCAAAGTCCCTGGAGGCACGGTCTTTGCGGTCCTTCCTCGAGAGGCTGTCAGGATCCTTCTGTCCTACCAGATCCCGTACGATACTCATAGGCCAGCCCCCATGCCAGAGACAATCATCGTGAGCTTTGCCAGGATCTCAGGGTGACTCTGCAGCTCCTTCTTGAGCTGCTGGAGCACATCATTCTTCGCCTGGTTATATCCATTCTGATAATTGAGTCGCTGTTTACTGATGCGCACCTGGGCGCTTGAGAGCCGGTTGATTGCGAGTATCAGCTCGTTCGGGTTCTCAAAGCTCAGCTCGTCAATCGACTGGACGAAATCAAACAGCTGCTTGGTCAGCAGGTTTGTTGTCACCTCCACGACATCAGTGTTCGGGTTATCCCTTACAGTGTCGATGAGCACCCTCGCCTCCGAGGCAGCCTTCTTGTATTGTACAGCTACGTTCTGCGATGATTTCAGCGATCGTCTGATTGCCTCGCGGGAAATATCAATCCCCTCGTCACGCAGCTGTGCCTCGATCTCCTTGATCGTCATGTGGTTACGCTCGTGCATCTCTACGATCCGCTCAATTAAATCAAGCAGCTCTGCCTTAGATCGTCTGCCCATCAGAGAACCTCCTCAACGACCACACCCGGATCGCCGGTCACACCATCAACGAGATCCACACCAGCCGGGAGGATCTTATAAAAACGTATCTTCTTCTCGGGCTGTGCAGGGTGTTGGCGGATCGTCCTGTCTATGTATGATCGGTCAACCAGATACTCCAAAGCTCGCCTGATATCACCAGGCTCATAGTACTGGTATTTAATCCTGATGATTGTCTCCTCTTCCACCTGCTCGGGGTATACTGCTGCCATAAAGGTAAGTATGGATCCCCGCAGCACGGGGTGCCTTGAATGTATCACCTGCTGCCTCCTTTGCTATGCTCCCAATACCTGTCAATCCGCTTACGAAGCTCACTGACCTCATGCTTCCATCCGCCCAGGGCTTCATACATATCTTCCTTCGATGCGAACCGTGTCTCTATATACTGTATGCGAAGACCTTGTTCAGCAATTAGCTGCTCAAGTTTCTCATCACGCTTATCACTGCTCTCCTTCAACTCCCTAACAGATCTTTCAAAGGTTTCGCTCTGAGCAAGGAGAGAGCCCGACAGTCCCTTGACAGTAAAAATCAGAATACCAATACCGACCCCGATCGCGAGGATCAGCGCCAACAGGGCTATCGTAGGCCCCATGCCACCTGCCAGCTTCAACACATCAACCAATCCCATGACCACCTCACAGCACAAACACAAGAAACAACGAGACGGCAGCTATAACCGCACTGCCGCCAGCTACACCCATGAGCACATCATTGACAAACTCAACCCTGGCCAACTGCCTATTCATCTGCGCCATCGCCTTCTCGTTTCCTTCTACGTAGCTCTCGAAGGAGTTCTTTGTTTCGCTCTGTGAGCTTTGCAGCTGACTGATTGTCTCTTGATGCTGATCCTGCTTGCTCTTCAATTGCTTCAGATCTCCCCGTATGCTCACCAACTTCTCCGTGAAACTCGTTGAGAAGTCCCTCAGACCGATCGACAATTCCCTGGATGTCATCTCCACGTTCTCGAGCTTCTTCTGCTGCTCGCTCTGCAAGCTCTCGATCTCGAGAGAGTTCGTCAGCAGTTCCTCGAGGATCTCCGCCTCGCTCATCCCGGCGGGATCCGGAAGCTCGGCCCAGCAGCTTAGAGATCCCGAGAAAAGCAGCAACACCACCAAGAGCCCACAGCAGACCGTTCGCAAGTTTAGATAGGAACGCACGCACTCTACCCTCCTACAGCTTCCGCGACTGTATCCAGTCCTTCACTCGCTTGACTGCCACATCCCCTGCAAAATGCTGCAGTGCATACACCACCAGCCCGACGATTGCAATCAACGCCCAGTCACCCTGATAGACCGAGGCAAGATACGCCACGAGCGAGAGCCCCAGGCTCAACATCATGGCGATCGGGGCATACCATCTCTTATGGATGTGCACCCCGGCCTCATCCTTATCAAACCCCTTGACGATCTCCATAAGAGCCTCGACAACCACAACAGCAGCAAGCAGCAATAAGATCAAAGAAATATTACCCATATCATCCCCCTTTGCATGGTGCTGGCAGGAGCTGAACCTGCGACACCCCACAGGCAGATCCCTGCCCTCGGTCCATCTAACCACTGATGTACAGCACCTTGTATGCAATCAGTGTAGCAAATCAACCCAGACACCACGCTAACGGGTGGAGGGCCTGCTTTACTGGAAAAGTTGCAAAATGAAGTGTAGTAAACTACAACATCACCCCGGATTCATAAAGTCACCAGCCGCGCACAATACGTGCCTGGCGGTTCACCGGAGAGGATGTGATGATCTTGTCGTATCGTCCAGGCTTGCTCTTGTGCGGGGTGGCAGCGATCGAGAACTCCTGCTTCATGAACGCCCTGAGATCATCATCAAGCATGTCCACAAGAGCCGTCTGCCGCCCTTCCTTGTGATTCTTGAGCAGCTGCCAGCACAGCTTGTGGATGCAGTTGAGATCCTTGCCTGTCAGCCACGCCTTATCAGTCGTCCGGAAGAACACCTTCCCGTTCTTGATCTTGACGCGTCCGACCTTCTCATCGCGCTGGACCTGGAACACACACCAGTCTTTTGCCATCTTCTTTATCATGAACTTCATAGGGAAATTATAGGGAGGATGAGAGCACGAGAATCAAAGAGGTGGAGGGCTGTTATGTTGTAATATACGGGGTGGATTATTCTGAAATGAGTTGTAAAATGCGGGGTAGATTATGCCAAGCAAAGCTCGTTGATAACCTTCTTGATGCTTTCTTTCCACTCAATCTGGGGATTATCCTTATATTTCTCATATAGCTTAATGATATTTTTGTCGTTTTGTTGCTCAGCCAGTAGGGCCGCTCTCCTTGTGAGCTCAGCATCATGGGAATTGACCTTAACTCGGCGTGTAGGAAAGTTCATTTTCCCAACCCATATTGACCCGCTCACATATTCTCGCACAGCCTTATACAAGTTATCAAACTCGTCATCTAAAAGAGGCTCACAGGATATTGTTGTCTGATACCCGGCACTGAAAGCATAGCGTAACGACGAAAGGCGCTCGGGAAAATCAGGGGCACCCGGTTCCCAAAACAACAAGACGTCAGAGTCAACAGATCCAATCGTGAATCGAAACTGAATCTGTGATCTAAAACTGACGAACGTATCAACCAACGTCTTTACACAATCATAATGAGGCTTCGTAACAATGAGAAGATCATTGCCAGAAAGCAGAAGTTTTCGAATCACAGAAATCGCGATCTCGATATTACCAGGAGTAATATCATGAGATGACGGTATCATAATACGGCCATCTTTCTTATTGTACGATCTCCCTTCAAGGGAAACAGGTTCCTCAACCTTCCAGGAGTCTTTCGTCTTGCGCTTGAACCGGATCGCCATCTCTTTCGCATAGCAATACACGCAGTCATTGGAACAGCCACTCATGAAATTAAAATTGTGAGGAGCCCATTCTTTCGTGCCGAACTGTATTTCCTGCTCACCCATAACTCTCTGCCCCCAAATTTTCAGAAGAGCAATCCCTGACTGATCTCAGCCTCTTCTACGGTTTTTGCTGTAGCATTTTGCCAGAACTTCCGACCCAAATCATTCTTGCTTAATAAATACAGCTTGTAGTAGTGAAGAATCGGAATGTCGTATATATTATTATACCCCTTTTCCCGGTACGGTTTTAAGAACTCTTGAACGTATCTACCAACCAACCCCACAATATCATGGTCATTGGCTAAACTCAATATGTCATCATCTCCGAAAAACGCTTCAGAATTATTCAAAACTTTCGAGTACTTGCTTCTGATTTTAGACCCATCCAAGGCTATCGCCTTTGCAAGATTCCTACGAAGATCAACTCCATCAACAAGATTAAAAATGAAGTCTGTCCGTACACATAGCTGCATGAGCGACTCCGTGAGGGAGTATGGAACACTGACATCAGTCGGATCAATAAACACCAAATTCAACCAAGGAGCGGGAGAATGTTTTTTGATGACCTCAGCAATCGATTCACTGTCGTTATAATCCCCGATCGAGATCACCGTTTTGTCCTTTACCTCTTGAGCGATCTCCGGCGATCTATCTATTCGTTCTCTGAGAATATCAGTCGTGGTCTTATCATGGTCAAAGAAAAACAAACGCTCGTATCTTAAAGCTGCGCTGCTTTTTAGCACTGCAAGGGCAGACCCATCAAACTCGTCGCCACTCCTATAATCTATGCATCGACCCGGGCCTGAGCAGATTTCAATATAGTTCAGGTTGTGTTTTCCCAGTGCCACACCCACCTGATTAAAGTATCGCCTGAGGTAGAAAACCTTTCTTTGCCCCCAATGACCAACGCACCGTAGGGGTAGCTCGTCTACCCCCTTCACAAGCGTACAGTACCCATCTGCTCCGAGATTCATCTTCCGAACACGGCTATTTTTACAGATATTACATGTCTCATTTTTCACTTTAGCGAGCAAGTTTCCTTTGTCTCGTGTCATAAATACCATCTCCTCACAAACGGGTTTCGCTATATGGTATCAATCAACATCTACCGGGACAGGATACCCGAGAACAGCCTCAATCATCTGGTAAACCTCTTTGTGCGTTGAGTAGCTTATCTTTCCCGCTTTGCACATCTCTTCAAGAAACTCATGGACCTCATCCTGGTTTGATTCATACAACCTTGAAACATAGTAATCTTCGTGTTCTTGCCTACAGTTAAAAAAATCATCATCACGAGCCTTGTTCCTGCCCTCAAAACTTCTCATTCTTATCATGAGGCCCCTCCAACTTGTTTTAATAGGTCGATATATCGACTCATACACCTTATCACCCGCACAACCAGAGAGCAAGGAAATAATCACCAGCACTGAGCATACCCACACCGGGGCGCAAAAAAACCGGGGCAATTACCCCGGCACTCATTACTCATAGAAAAAATCAAAACTGCTTTGAACCGCGCAGGAAGCTTTTAAACTCACCATTATAAACTACAACAATGCCACCAGAACCAAGTGAATAAAAGCCATCCGTAGGCTCTAGCTCCCCATGTCTCATCTCCGCATAGCCATTAAACATCAAATACTGTCGGCCTTTTTCAGTTGTTGCAATCTCGTCAAAGTCTAAGAAGCCAACAATATCGGGGTGGTCGGTAAAATGCTGATTCATGTAACTGATTTTATAATGATCCTCTGGAACGTATAGAACATCTCTTTCATAATCGTATATGAACTGCATGTCCCAAAGATTGTATGTCACATACAGGTAGTAACTGTTATCCATTGTAGTCGTTTTTGCATAGGCAACAAAAGCATCACCATAAGATTTAAGGTTAGATTTTATCCTATGCCAGTCAACAAACACTTCTCTGGGCATGTTCTTTACATCTGGAGTGACAATAATTTTGGGGGAATATTCAGTGTCTTCCTTACTCACTCTGAAGTCGATATATTTAAACACATCGGAGTCTTTAAATTCGATTTCATTGTCGGATACATAGCGATCAAAACCATCTTCAAGATAATCGCTTGTATTTTGCTCACAACCAGCAAACAGTAATGCGGCAAAGATAAAAAACAAGCTAAACAAAAACATCTTTCTCATAGATAGCCCCCAGCTCTTACTCGGTATCATCCTACCACACTCACACAGAATTGCCACACCTGTTTGATATGAATTCTCTGCAATGTGATACCATAATACCTGACATGAAACACGTTGACGATCGTTAGTCGTCGACCCCTCCATTGGTTTTCCCCTGGTCAGCATCCCACTGCAGATCAGGGGTTTTTTCTTTGCCCGCCGGACCGTCCTTGTTCTGAACCCAAAGCTGCGCTATCTGGATCAGATCATAGGCTGACAGGCTTTTAAGTGCAACAATCTGCTCATAGCTCATCTGTGCCGACCGATCGGTCTCCAGTACGTCTCCCTCCCCTTTGAAAAGCCAGTAGGGATTTACCCCTAATTCGATGATAAGGGCTTGGATGAAGGAGGTTTTTGGGTTCTTGGATTTGCCCTTTTCAATTTCTGTAATGTAAGACGGCTTTACATCAAGAATGCCAGCTATGTCTACAGATCTATAGCCAGTCGCCTTCTTGATTTCGTCAAGAATAAAGCGCCAATCCAACATACACCTCCTGTTGTAGAAATTTCTAAATAGCTGTTGACAATTTAGATATCTCCCCTTAATATTAGATATATCGAAGTCGAGATTTCGACCTCAGTATATGACTGAGAGACTAGGAAAACAAGAGGAGGATAGTGAGTTTTCTGATTTACCTTGGGCAATTTTTGCCCAAGGTCAGAGCGAAGGCACTCCACAGATTAGCTTTTCAGGCTGTGTTTTTTGCTACCGTGGAGAGACAAAACCAGGGAGGAATTATGAATTCAGATTGGGATTATCAGAAATCCGTAGACGATATCGGGCGCAGAAGAAGACTGCACCCGCTCAGCTTTCCGGAGCCTGAGGATATTGAGGCCTTGAAGATTGCACGAGAACACACGCGCTCTCAAGGCTCTCGCACGGATCTCGGAATGACGACACACACCTGGGCTGGTTACTGCGAGAGTATCGGGATACCAAGAACAACGATTCTTCGTTGGATGAGAAACCCACCAAAAAGATCCCACATCAAGACGAGACCAGCAACAACACGGCAAAAACTGAAAGACGTATGGTACGCCATACGAAACCTATTCAGATAACACCGAAGGAGAAGACATGGGAAAGATCAGCAAGACAAAGGAACTGGCCATCTCGGGAGACATCCAGGGGGCTGTCAGTCAATGGGACTTCTATGAGTCAGGCGATTACATCAAGGAGGCCTTCCCGAAATGGCAGCGCGCAACTGAGGATCTGATCATCAGGCTGTGGGTCGCCCGGAAGGCATTGTCAAGCCAGGGGAAGCGCACAGATCTTGAGAAGAATGTGACCCCCGGGGAAGAGACTGACCAGCCTCATACGTGGGGCGAGTTTTGTGAATACGTCGGGATACCAAAGAGGACTGCAAACTCCTGGATAGAACGCTTCATCCCTGAAGAGGGCGTGGTGCTGCTGCCAGAGGAGCTCAGAGCCCGCAAGAAGGCTGCCGCAGAAGAGAAAGAACGGCATCACCGGTGGCTCATTGAGCAGTACGAGGAGACCGGGGTGAAGCCGGAGGGCTGGGACAAGCACACCGACAAGCTGCACAAGTTCTGGCTCATCGAGAAGGGCAGGATCCTGCCGCCTCACATGAGAGCGAATCATAACGCCTTCTCGATCACCGCCAGGGCAGTCAAGGAAGATACGGAGATGCTGGATATGCAGCTGTTCTCTGAGGTGTGGGATCGCAACATTCACCTGGTCTTCAAAGACCCGCAGCGCAGCAAGCGATTCCTGGAACGCGAACAGCTGTATATGTTCTACCGGCTTGAGGAGTACGTGAGCTCCTTCCCGGCAGAGTTCAGAGAGCAGTCAATCGCCATGCTCGCCAAGAAGCTGGAGGAGCTGCACAAGGAAGTCAAGGAGGGGTTGAGATGAGAATTGTTAAAAACCTTATTGAGGTAACAGAACCGAGCGTCAAAGCTTTTTTGTGGGAGAAGAACATACCGTGTATGCGCCTTGATAACGGTCAGTATGCTGTGCCTGGCAGGATTGATCCAATTGAAATAGTCAGTCCTTCTGTCACAAACAGCTTTACCCCTGGCATGGTAAGGCGGCTGTTTCTAAGCCCAATGGAAAAGAGGTGGGTGTTCTGTTTCAAGGTAAACGAACCATTCACAGAGCCAATCATCGTTGAACGTGAAGACCGTTCCTTCAGACAAGAACATATGTATGTCGAAATAAACCCTTTCACTTTACAGGCAGAGAGAGACGGAATCATCGGAAACATCATCACTCTTTGCTTCAAAGAGAAGCCAAGGGAGTACCCATGATTGAGACCATCGCCGTCACGGTAACCGTGATCATCGCAGTCGCTGCTGTAGTGGTCCTTGCCTATGTCTGCGAGAGGATCAAAGAGGGAACGCCCTGCACCTACAAAGGGTTCGGCTGTGCGTTCTATGACGAAGAGCTGGGCATGCATCTCATGCGATGCACTGAGTGTCCATACTGGGAGGACGAGAGATGAGAAAAGCCCTAAGAGCAGGCGACAGAGTTGTCCATAAAATAACAGGCAAGCATGGAGTGATATTAGATCGCGAGGAACCAGGCGGCGGACTTGGCTTTATATCTGTTCGAGTGAAGTTTGACGGGGAGCAGAAACCTGAATGGGGGCGCATGTCTTTGTCTACATTCAGAAAGGAGAAGAGTAGATGAGATATTTCGTAAAGGTAAAAGCAGCATTCAACGTATTTGTCGAGGCCGAGAATGAAGAGCTTGCAGACTGGTATGCACGCGAAGCACTCAACGATACACACGGGATGGCCAACGATAACGTACGGGATGTTGAGTGTGATTACACAGAGACTGTCGGCATAGAGAAAAGCTAAAGGAGAGAGTATGCAGATTTCAAAGAACGTACAGCAGGGATCCTTCATTTCCTACCAGCTCAGCCATCACAAGCTGAGCATGACCCTGATAGCCGAGAGCTACGGCTGCACCCCGGACATGATCAACAAGGTGGTCTGGGGAAAACGCAGATCAAAAGATATCGAGGCGTTCATCGCGAACATCCTCGGGTACAAGTCCTGGGCAGACCTGAAAAAGGCCGAGAAGAAATTCAACGAATCAGCTAAGAGCCATCTGCGCGGGATAGCATAAGGAGCCGTCATGATCAGAGCCAACCTATTCTACGCTCCAGGATCCTGGTGGATGATCGAGGCAGGATTCAAGCGAGCAGCAATCAAGCAGATCGGTGCTGGACCGGTGAAGGCAGGCGATTCGGTGATCCTGCGCAACTATACCGACAAAAAGGAGAAGCAAAAGAAGAAGCTGGTAAAGGTCACCGGCGCCTGGAGGATCGCCGTCATCGACGTGCTGCCCAACCGTATAACCATGACCTTTGAGAGCATGCCGCTGTCACAGCGCATGGCAAGAAAGCTTGTCAAAAAGTGCGGATACCGATCCCTGGACCAGTTCATCCAGCTCATAACCACACATCACCAGCTGCCGTATCACGGCCAAGTCATCACATGGTAGGAGGATTTCATGTTGTTTGTTGATTCACCATCACAGTTGATTCTACGAGGAGAGCGAGTACACAGCAGAAGGCGCGTGAAGATCTATGAACCTTCAGAGCTACCTGAAGACGCAAAAAAAATTCTTGAGTGCCTACCGCTTTACCCAAAGACCATAAGCACCCAAGAAATATCTAACATCCTTAATATACCAGCAAGAGCTGTTTTAAGCAAGCTGACGCAGTCAGGGATCTCGAACAATTACCCGGTCTGCGACATTGAGGACAACAGATGGTGCCTTATCTCAAAGGAGGCGCTTTCATGATCTATGTCACGACGAAAGAGGCTGCAAGTCTGTGCGGCGTCACGTCAAGATCCATTCAGCTCAAGGCGAACGCCAAGCAGCTGCCGAGCATCAGCGATGGAAAGAAGATGCTCATACCCCTGGGGAGCCTGCCGGAGGAAGCCCAGGTATCATATGTACGATCAAGCAAGAAAAAGCTTGAGCATTCAGATCTTCAAGGCCTGTGCCCAGCTGCAGTGACTGCAGCAGACAGCACTACCCTGTCGATCGGCATTGAGAACCTTGCAGCAGTCACCAAGAACCAGCGTGATCTTGATGTCTGGAATATGGCACAACGCAAACCGTTACGGATGAATACGACCACCTGGTACGACAAGGTGGCCAACCAGTTCGGCGTATCCATACAGACGGTTTTCCGGATCGTCAAGCGGTATAACGAGCTGGGAACATCCCCGCAGCCAAGCCTGTACACCGGCAAGCAGCTCTCTTCCTGGGACGACGAGGCAATACAGTTTCTCCAGGGATATTACCTGAAGGCTATCAAGGAAGTGGGAGACTGCACAAAGCTCACAGCGTACCGCGCACTGCAGGACGAAGCCAAGAAACACGGGTGGAAGATCGGATCGAGAAGCTCTGCTTACGTACATCTGAACAACCTATCACCCTTGCTTGAGACACACGCACGCGGGGGAGCCCTGGCGATCGACAATTACTTCTACGTGCTGCGAGATCTCGACCAGCTTGAGCCAATGCAGCTTATCGTAGGAGACCAGCACAGGTTTGACTGGTGGGTCACCGACGATGACGGAAACATCTTCAGGCCCGAGTGCTATCTCTGGATCGATATGTGCACCCGCATGCCCTATGGCATAGCCTTCGATCGCAAGTATTCCTCAGCCACTGTTAAGCGTGCCCTGCATATGGGCCTTAAACGCTTCGGCATGTACGGGACCACTTACAACGATAACGGGAAACCTGAGATGGCCAAGGCAATGAATGAGATTGACGGGGATCTTAAAGCATTCAACATGCGACATGCCGATATTTCAGAGCTCAACAGGTCAGACAGGGGATATGTTGTCGAGGATCCTGACGGCAATCCGGTCGGCGTAGTCAAGACGCCCGAGGAGTGGAGATCGAAGACCAGGAGGCTGTTTGCGAAGGTGAAGAACGCCAAGGCGAAACCCATTGAACGATTCTTCAGAACCATCGAGCAGATCCTCACCGATTTGGCCCTTCCCGGAAAGGTGAAAGCCCTCTCGCTCACAGCGCCAGAAGAAGAGGAAGCAAAGAAGCGGCTCAAGCGCCAGGGGGCAATTTTACTCAGGCATGAAGAGTTTATTGTCTATGCGATCAGAGCCCTTGAGATCTACGAGACGCGTGTTCATGGATCGCTGAAAATGACCCCACGAGACAAGCTTGTGGAGAAATGCAACAGAGGCTGGAGCCCTACATATATAAATGACACTGAGCTTGCATTCATCTTCCTGGAGCGAGCTAGAAGAAAGGTGAACAGAGGCCGTGTACTCATCGAAGGTATCTCATTCCAGGGCGACGACCTGGTAAACGACGAGAATGGAAACATCAACCAAGCAGTAGGGATCCACCAGTACGAAGGCAGAGTCCTTGAGGTCCGCTACGACCCACAGAACCTTGATGAGGCATATGCAGTGGCCCCGAACGGAACGCTCCGTCCTTTATATAAGAGCAAAGAATACCTGATGCTTGACGACGAGAGCGCTTCAGAAGCTGCCGAATGGAAGAAGCGACAGGCCAAGGCTGTACGAGAAGCCTTTGAGAAGCTCACAAGAGGAATCGAAGGCATCGTACTTGAGACACAGGCAGCCCGGGAGATCAAGCAGGCTGCCATAGATAGAAAGCAGAAGGCCCCTGAGATCAGCCAGGAGCAGCTGCAGGAGGAGATAGAGAAACGGAAGGAGGATTCCAAAAAGGTCATTAGCTTCAAACCGAGAGCATTCACTAGCGACCGGGAACGTTATAAATGGTGCGTTGATCAGTTGATCAAGGGCACCGACATTTCAGAGCAGGATACGCGCTTCATGCAATTCTACGACGAACAGATGGAGA